AGGCTTTGGAGTTCCCGCGCCAGATGTGGGATTGGGATGCTGACCCGATGATGACGCGCCTGCGTTCTGCAACCGTTGAGCTCGCAGTCAAGGCACTGACTGAAAGCCTGTTTGCCGATGTTGAGCCGTCCGTAGTCACTCGCGTGACGGTTGGACCAATCACGAAGGTGACTGAGCCGAGATCGACCGCCGGCCAGAAGCGATTCGCCAATGTTGATGCACTGCTTAAGCAACTGACGACTGGCCTTGGTGGCGTCTCCGTGGTTCGGGCCTAAACGTGATTCCAGCCTTTAGATCGGTTTATTTTGCAGACAGTTGATGGGCTTATGTGAAAAGTTCTAGCGATTTCTCTTCCTGATGTCCCAGAGGAAAGAAGTCGTTTTATTTCAGCAACTTGAATTTCAGTAAGTTTTGAGTTTCCGTGATGAGAGCCTTTGACTGAAGGCTTCAAGCCGGAAGCTATTGCATGATCGTTGTTTTGTTTTCGCGTCACCCATTCAAGATTATCTGGCGAGTTGTTTCTTCTGTTTCCGTCTATGTGATTTACTTCTAAGCACAAGTTTTCGTTTGGAATGAAAGCCATCGCTACTAGCCTATGAACTTTCATTATTTTTACGCTTCCATTATTTGCAATTGACAGATCTGCATATCTTCTGTTTGTCCATTGCTCTGAAATAATCTTTCCAGAAATATATCTAGCTGTTCCTGTTTTAGATATTGATAACCTATCAAGAGACCGGATACGACCAAATGAAGATGCTTCATAAAGACCTTCGAGGCCAGGAATTTGCTTCCATGTTTCTTGCATATGTCTCTCCATCAAAGAGAATCATCACTGAGGGTGCGCGGAAGAGCAGTGATGAATTGCCTTTTCGCCCGCTAAAGCTATCCGCGCAAGGATAATTTTAACATGACATTCTATTCAGACATGGCGACTACTGCCGACGAACTCATTACCGAGTTCGGGCAAGCCGTCACGCTGAAGGTATCCGCTGGCACCACTTACGATCCTGAAACCGGGTCAAGCGTCGTCACCTATACCGACCAAGCCGGGCATGGCTGCGTGGTAGATTTCGACAAGAAACTGATTGATGGAACGAAGGTACGCATTGGCGACAAGCTCGTATTGCTCTCTCCGCTAGGCGTGTCGGAACCGAAGGACGGCGATCAGTTGGTTATCGGTGCCGAGACTTGGCAACTGGTCCCGCCTGTGACCGTGACTGCGCCGGCTGGCGTTGCCGTGCTGTATGAAGTCCAGGTGCGGAAATGACTTTCGCGCTTGATCTTAACAAGGCTATCGAGAAGGCGAAGGACAATGCCGAGCTTACTGTGCGCAGGATAACAATTGATCTGTTTAACGGCGTTATCGACATGTCGCCGGTTGATACTGGTCGTTTTAGAAACAACTGGAATTCATCCGTAGGAAAGCCCGATTTTTCAACAACCGAAGCAACCGACAAGACGGGCGATTCAGCAAAGGCAAAGGTTCTATCTGTCGTTACGAATTACACGCTGAATGGGCAAAGCATCTTTCTATGCAACTCCCTGCCATATGCAATGCGCCTTGAAGAAGGCCACTCACAGAAGCAGGCGCCTGTTGGCATGGTGCGAGTATCAATCGCCCGCATGAACGCTCACGGCTATGTCTGACAAAACCATACGCGCCGCGCTTGAAGGACGACTATCCACATGGGCAGCCACGCAATCGCTCACGGTGCAGTATCAGAACGTGCCGATCAGTCAGCCGGCAACAACATATCTCCGCGCATGGTTCATTCCGGCCATTCGTGGCAGCAAAGACCTAGCCGGGCTGCATACGCTGTATGCCGGGATATTCCAGATTGATGTAGTCGGCGTCGAGAACGTCGGCACTGGCGCTGTGGCAACCATCGTTGAAGCCATCGCCACACAGTTTCCGAACAATCTATCGCTATCAAGTGGCGGATTGACCATTCGTCTAGTCGGCCATGCCTCGCCGAAAGTCGGTGAATACGAACCCGGACGATATGTGGTCAAGGTGTCGATTCCGTATCGCTGCGACACGATTTAACCGTTTCACCTAACCCTTAAAGGCTCGCTTCGGCGGGCTTTTTTTATTCCGGTCGCTTAGGCGGCTTTTTTTCGCCTTAACCGGCAACTGCATAACGGTCGAGAACGACCGGAAAGGAACTATCATCAGCGTCAAACTTCCTAACGGCACAACGTTTGCCATCGCCACCGCCTACGGTGCAGTAAAAACCATGTCGGCTGTCACCAACGCAGATCCTGGCGTCGCAACCTTGGAGGCTTCGCACGGGATCGCAACCGGCGAATTCTTCGAAGTCACTTCCGGCTGGTCGCGCCTGACCAACAAGGTCGTCAAGGCTGGCACTGTCGCCACCAATGACGTGCCGCTACTCGGCATTGATACCACCCTGACTTCGATCTATCCGGCGGCTCTGGAACCGGCACCGTGCGCGAGATCACTACCTGGACGCAAGTTGCTCAGGTGCTTTCTTCGCAGACTGACGGTGGCGAACAGCAGTTCGTCACTTACCAGTTCCTCGAATCTGATGCCGAGAAGCGCATCCCGACCGTTAAATCGGCTGGCGGTCTTACCCTGTCGATTGCCGACGATGCCACTCAGCCGGGTTATATCGCGCTGTCTGAAGCCAATGATGACCGCCTGCAACGCGCCGTCAAGGCCACGTTGCCGGATGGCTCGGTGATTGTCTATAACGCCTACATCTCGCTGAACAAGACGCCTTCCATGACCATCAATGAAATCATGGCCTGCGAAGCGACGTTCTCGTTCCTTGCCGAGCCGGTGCGCTACTGATGTTCAAAATCAAGGCTAATCCAACCTTTCCGGCCACGGTCAAAATCCGTGCGCCGGGTGGTGAGGTGCAAGAGCTTCCGGTGGTCTTTCGCCACAAGCGTAAGGATGAAGTTAAGAAGTTCTTTGAGGAAGCATCGGCAAAGGATAAATCTGATGTCGATTGCATCCTTGAACTGGTCGAATCGTGGAAAGCTGATTCCGACTTGTCCAAGGATTCCGTTGCCGAGTTGCTGCAAAACTATCCGGCATCTGCCCATGCAATTTTCAACTGCTACATGGCGGAACTGATCGACGCCCGCTTGGGAAACTGAGGGCGCTTTCCCGAAAGCTCAACGAAGACCAGCCGACTGACGCAGAACTCGCTGCGGTCGGCTTGAAACGTTCCGATTTCGGGGAAGCGGATAGCGTTGATGTATGGCCGGAAAACTGGCCGGTGCTGAAGCTGTTTGACGCGATGCGCACGCAATGGCGCGTTGGCTACTCAGGCGCTTACGGCATGGATTATTCGGCGCTTCCGGCGGTCATGGACTTGCTCAATATCGACGACAGGCAGTGGGCGTTTGAAGGATTCCGTGTCATGGAAGACGAAGCCCTGCGAGAAATGCACAAGGATAAATAATGGCTGATAACACCACGTCGCTGATTGTCGAGGTACAGACAAAAGGCGTACAGCAAGCCGCGTCCGACCTGCAAAAACTCGCTAATGCCGGGTCATCTGCCGAGCAATCCACTGGTGGCATGGCGTCGGCGATTGATCGCGTCAATGCACAGATGCGGGCGATGGGCGACAAGGCCAAAGGCGCCGGCCAGTCGTTCAAGTCGCTAGACCCTGCTGCGCAGTCATTGGGCAAGATCGCCAAGGAATCCGAGAACGCATCAAGCTCAATTGGAAAACTTGGCAACAATTCATCTTTCCAGAAAATCGCCACCGGATCGCAGGATGCCGCATCAGGCATTCGCAAGGCAACCACTGAACTCGACAAGTTCAACCGGGAAGCCAATAGCACAGAGAAGAACGCCGGCAGCATGTCGGCTGCTTTCGCGTCGCTGTCAAAAGTTGCTGGTGGGCTATTCGCTGGCTTCTCTATCGCTCAATTCGCCGGGAAACTCGTTTCCGTTCAGCGCGAATTCGACGTGCTCAATTCAGCCCTTATCACGATCACCGGGTCGTCTGCCAAAGCAGAGAACGAACTGCAATGGATCAAGTCGTTTGCGGCTGAAACCCCGTTCTCACTGACCGAAGTTACCCAAGCATTCATCAAACTGAAAACGCTTGGGCTTGATGCGTCCAAGCCTTCCTTGGTGTCATTCGGCAATACGGCATCGGCGATGGGCAAGTCGCTTAATCAGATGATCGAAGCGGTTGCTGATGCTTCTACGGGCGAATTTGAACGCCTGAAAGAATTCGGCATCAAGGCGAAGAAGAACGGCGACGAAATTTCATTGACGTTCCAAGGCGTCACGACAACGGTTAAGAATAGCGCCGAAGAAATCAGCAAATACCTGACCGACATCGGCAACAACAACTTTGCCGGCGCAATGGCCGAACGTGCAAAAACGCTAGACGGCGCAATCTCAAACCTTGGTGATTCGTGGGATGAACTATTCCGCACGATCAATAACAACAACGCCGGCGGGCTGATCTTCGATAGCGTCAAACTGGCGACCGGCGCTATTTCAGAAATGATTTCATTGCTCAATGCGATGAACTCAGCAAGCAGCGATGCAGCACGCGAAACTGGCGTATTGGCATCGGCACAGAATGGCCTGAAAACGGTATTTGAAACGGTCGCCATTCTCGGTATGAACGTCAAGTTTGTGCTGGTTCAGCTTGGTCAGGAAATGGGCGCGTTTGCTGCGCACACGCAAGCATTGCTGTCGCTTAACTTCGCCGCTGCAAACCAGATTCGCCAGATGCGCAAGGAAGATGCGGCACAGGCGCGTGGAGAACTTGATAGGGCAGAGCAGCGCGTTCTCAATCGGAACAAATATAACAATGATCTAGGCGCTTTGTCGGAAGGATTGCCGACAAGCAAACCAAAATCATCTGTAATTGGCGGCAGATCGACTGGCAAGAAATCAGGCGGCGGTCGTTCGGCTGTAGCAAAAGAATCAGAAGAAGCAAAAGCCTATGAGCAGGCAATGAAAGGCTTTGCCGATATAACGTCATCTGCTCAAAAATCCACGTTAGACCTTACCGCAAGCCAAGCAAAGCTGCATGACCTGATGGCATCTCCGCAATGGGCAAACATGCCGGAAGCGTGGAAGCAAACCGCACTGGCTCAATTCGACTCAGCCCGAGCAGCCGAACAAGCTGCCGAGAAATTCCGAGATCACGCCAAGGCTATGGAAGAAGGCAAGCGAGTTGCCGAATCTATGCGCACGCCGGAAGAAGAACTAGCGGCGCAGATAGTAAAACTTAACGGGCTATTGGACGAAGGCGCGATCAGCTGGGATGTTTATGCGCGGGCTGTCTTTGCTGCACAGGACAAACTCGACGGCCTGCCGAAGAAGGCAGAAGAAACCGGAAAAGAACTCGACGAATTCACCAAGCAAGCCGCACGCAACATGCAGGATGCAATGGCCGACCTGTTCCTTAATCCGACCAAGGATGGAATGGATTCGCTGGTCGAATCGTTCGGAAAGACCATTCAGAAGATGATCGTCCAGGCAGGATCGGCGCAACTGATGAATATCCTGTTTGGCGACATGGGCAAGACGGGGAAGGTTTCCGGTCTGGCCGGTTCGGCGCTTGATTGGCTATCAAAGGCCGTGTTTAACGCAGACGGCAATGCTTTTTCTAGCGGCGAAACCGTCAAGAAGTTTGCCAACGGTGGGGCATTCGGAAACGGGCGAATACTGACACAGCCGACCATGTTTGCGATGGGCGGAACCTTTGGCGTTGCCGGAGAGGCCGGGCCGGAAGGTGCATTGCCACTAAAGCGCATGAGCAACGGCAAGCTCGGAGTCCATATGTCCGGCGGCGGTGGAATGACGATCAATCAGACGATCAATGCCGGCGCTGGAACCGACAAGGCAGAAGTCAGGCGTGCTGCGGCATCGGGTGCGCGTTCGGTGCTTGGCGTAGCGAATGGAGCGCGCCGATATGGCTGATTTTCTCGAAGAACGCCTTGACCACCAGAAAATCAAGATGGGCGCGTCATTCACGGAGCAGTACGCCGTCAATATCGTGACAACCTCTGGGGGAAATGAATACCGTTCGTTGATTCATCCATTCCCTGCGCGCACTTTCGACATTTCTCAATTGCTGGAAAAGTCTGAAACGTACAACTACATCCTGGCCCTCTATCACCGGGCGCATGGGCAATACGCCGGCTTCAGAATTCGTTGCTATGACGAGTTTTCCAGTAACGGGAACATCGGAACGCTGACTGCGTTCGATCAACCGATGTTGCTTGTCTCGGCAGGCGTCTATCAGATCGTTAAGCAATACGGCACGAACGGCACCGCCGGAAGTTCCGGTTATCCGTATCGGGTGATTTACAAGCCGGTTTCAGGAACCGTCAAGGTTGGCATCGGCGTAACAGAGATTCGTTCTGCTGATTGGTCGGTTAATACAACGACCGGACGCGTGACGATGGCAGCAAATAACGGGCATGCTGTTACCAATATCAGCAAGGCGGCAAGTGCAGTTGTAACGCTCGGAGCACATACCTACGTCACTGGAATGTCTGTCAATTTCAAGTCTGTGGCAGGCATGACGCAGATTAACGGAATGCGCGGGCTGATTACCAGTTACGACGCAACGACAATCACTGTGGCAATCAACACGTCTGCATTCGGCGTCTATACAAGCGGTGGCGAGACAAACACGGCACCGCAGACCGGTGAAACCGTAACCGCAGGATTTCAGTTTGACTGGCCGGTTCGCTTCAATGGCTCAATGGTTATCGGTCAGGATTACCCGACACATCGGAATGCTGACGGGATCGAACTCATTGAGATTTTGAACCCATGAAATCCACCGTCGCACCCTACGAAACCCGCGTCATCTGCCTGCGCATCGTCTGCGCCAATGGCACGACATTTCGCCTGACGCGCTATCCGTTCGATCTGACCATGAGCAACGCCACGGTCTATCTGTCAGCATCGGGTTACGACTTTTCCAGCGTCATTGTCGAAACCTCGTTCGCCGCCTCGGCCATCGATCTGGAAGGCTTCATCACATCGGGCGGGGTCAGCCGCGCACAGATCGCCTCGGGACTATTTGACGGCGCCGAGTGCTTCCTGTTCGCTACCGACTTCCTGAACCCGGTCGAAGATTACGAGCCGCTTCTGCAATCGACGCTTGGCAAAACAACGCTGAACGATGACCGCTTCACCATAGAAGACATGAGCATCGTCGACAAGCTGAACCAGACGGTCGGCTGGACGCATACGGCGCAGTGTCCGAACGATTTCGGCGGGCAGGAATACGGCGGCTGCCAGGTCGCGCTCGGCCCGATCACAGTCACCGGCACGATCACTGCCGTCAGTTCCGCCCTGTCATTCACCGATAGTTCGCGTTCGGAATCAGCCGATCATTTCGGATGGGGGTGGGTGACATTCACAAGCGGGGATAACGTCGGGCTGCGGGCGATCAAGGTTCGAGATTTCGCGGCGGGCGTCTTCACGCTTTACGACGCACCGTATTACCCGATCACGGCGGGCGTTACCTATTCGGCGGTGCCAGGCTGCCGCAAGCGGCTGGCCGATTGCCAGCGCCACAACAACGTGCCGCGCTTTGGTGGCGACCTCTATGTGCCGGTCGGATCGACTTACCGCTCGGTTGGTGGCACGACGCCATGACGCCGGCAGACATCATTTCCGCCGCCCGGTTGGCGCTCGGTACGCCGTTCGGCCATCAGGGGCGCGTGGTCGGATCGAAACTTGACTGTGCCGGCCTGCTTGCCCATGTCTGTAAGTCGCTAGGCCAGCCGGTCGCCGATCAGGATGGCTACGGACGGCGCCCGTCAGATGGCCTGCTTGAAGCCGCGCTCGATACCCAGCCGACGCTTGTCCGTGTGCGCGAAAAGCCGCTGGCCGGGGATTTCGTGCTGATGAAATTCGAGGACGACAAAGCCCCATCGCATCTCGGCATCGTCGCCGGAAAAACCTTGATTCACGCCTGGGCCGTTGCCCGTAAGGTCTGCGAGCACGATTTCGACGCCGAATGGCAGCGCCGCGTTGTGCGCGTCTATCGCTTCCGGGAGTTGATTGATGGCGAGTAAGTCATTCGGCCAGATTGCCGGCACCGTCATCGGGGCGGCGGTCGGGTTCTTCGCGGGCGGCAACGTCGCACTCGGTGCTTCCATCGGCGGCATGATCGGCGGCATGATCGACCCGCCGAAAGGGCCGACAGTCGTCGGGCCGCGCCTCGACGATCTCAGCTTCCAGACTTCTACCCTCGGCGCTCCGCTTGGCCGGGCATACGGAACGATTCCAGTCCTCGGCAACGTCGTATGGCTGGAAGGTGACAAGTACCGTGAAGTCATCACCAGTGAAGAGCAGGGGGGCAAGGGCGGTGGCGGCACAACCTACGAAACCCCGAGCTACTACGCCACCTTTGCTGTTTCGCTGCTTCGCGTCACCGATGCGACTAAAACCGTCGCGTTGCGCCGCCTGTGGATCGGCTCAAACCTCGTCTATGACGCCGGCTCAGACGACATTGATTCGATCATCGCCAGCAATACGCAAAGCTCGTTTTTCTCGTTTTACAGTGGCTCTGATGACCAGAAGCCTAATACGCGCTGGCAAGCCGACAAGGGGGCAAATGCTGTTTCTGGGTTCCCTGGCCGCTGCTACATCGTCATCTACGATCTTGACCTGGAGCCTTACTCAAGATCGCTGGCAATGGCACAAGTCAAGGCTGAACTGTGTATTTCCGACCCGGTATCTGATATTGACCAGATTGGTACGGCGCTGCCTGCAATTTCTAGTACGACACAATGGGGCGGCATTTCACTCGATGGGGCAAAGGCTGAATACACGGTAATCGAATATGATAATTGGGATGCAAGACCGCTTTCATTCAGCACGTATAAATACTCATTAGGCGAAGCACATATAAAAACGGCGGGGCCAACGACAATACCATCAGTGGGAACAAACTCGTATTCCAATCTGCATATATGTGCAAGTGACCGCCCGATAGCGATTACTCAGACGACAACGGTCTACCCTGACAACTATCGGTCGACGTTTATTTTCTGCGAAGGGTCGAGCGTTGTCGAGTCTGGCTTTATACCTGCTGCCGATCTGCCAACGAATGAAATTAGCACGAAATTTGCAGTCGTCGAGTCGGCGGATTATTACGTTTTTGCAATTGATTCCGGTCACAAGGTGTACAAGATATCCGAGTACGGCTTGGTCATGTCGTCGGCGGGTAACTACGCATCAAAGAGCGGAGGGGTTTCAGATAACTACCTGTTCCTGCTGAAGTACGAGCCAACAATAGCCACGACGACAATTTACAGAATCAACAGGAGCGACCTGACGCTTGATTCAACCTGGACGGGTTCGCCGAACTCGGAAAATGCTGCAATTTACGTTGAAAGCGACGATGTTGTTTATACCTCGCGCGGCGGGGCGGTAAATAAATTTGTATCAGGCGTTTTTGTTGGCAGCATCGGCGATCTAACCCCATCAGGAATGGCACTGTCTGCGTCATTCCCATCTGGCTGGTTTTTTGTTATGAACGCAGACAGTGCCGTTCTTTCTATTTCTGCCTGGCCAGACCTTGACTATACCTTCCATCTCGGGCACCAATTAGTCAATGCGGCGCCTGCCAGCTTGCGCGATATTGTTACATCTGAGTGTGGACTAGCCGGTATCGCGTCCGGGGATATTGATCTAACCGCCCTGACCGATAGCGATGTGCGCGGATTCCGCATTTCCAATGCCGGGTCGATTCGTTCGTCGCTGGAAATGTTGCAAGCGGCTTACCCGTTTGACGTGGCGCCGTCTGGTTACAAATTACGCTTTGTCTCTCGCGGCGGCGCCTCGCTGGCGACGATCCCGGAAGCCGACCTTGGGGCAGTGGCTGGCGGCGATTCGCTGCCCGTGTTGCTGCCCTCGGCGCGGGAGATGGACACGCAGATTCCCTATAAGGTATCGGTTCGCTACCTTGACCCGTCCCGCGAATACGACATCGGCGAGCAATACGCATCCCGCCCGGATACGGCCAGTGTCAGCGAGCGCACCGTTGAGTTGTCACTGGTGCTGACCGGCGACGAAGCCGCTAGGGCCGCCGACGTGCTGAATCAAAAAGACTGGCTTGATCGAGTATCGTTCGGACCGTTCAGCCTGCCGCCGACGTGGCTTGAGATTGAACCGCCTGACGTGGTAACGGTTGAGCATCGCGGGCAGGCCCACCAGATTCGCCTGACCCGCGCCGAATTTTTGCCCGATGGGCGGATCGAATGTGCCGGCGTGTATAGCGCGGCGCAGTCCTACACGTCATCGGCATCCACGCAGGAATCCCTGACGGTTGGGCAGTCGCTGGTTCCGCTGAAGGGCAGCACGTCGGGCTATTTGCTCGACATCCCGCGCATCCGCAGCGAACAGGACGTGCCCGGAATGTCGTTCGCCATGACTGGACTGGCTTCAGGCTGGCCTGGTGGCGTGCTGTTGCGTTCTGATGACTCCGGTAATTCATGGCCGGCAGTCGGCGCCATGAACGCAAGGGCCAAAGTATTCACCGCTGGCGCTGCGATTTCGTCACATCACGGATATAGCATCGACCATGCGTCGGCTCTTACCGTGACGCCCGCCTACTCAGCGCACACGCTGGCAAGCGTGACCGAAGATCAGTTTTATTCCCATGCCAACCTTGCCGCCTACGGCATGGATGGCCGATGGGAAATTGTCGCGTTCAAGACTACTACGGACAACACCGGAAGCTATACGATAAAAGATTTTCTACGCGGATTGTATGGGACCGAGTGGGCATCAGGTCTGCACGAAGCCGGCGACCTTCTCGTCATGTTGGATACAAGCACGGTAGGCTTCTTCGGCCTGCCAACTACTGCCCTTGGATCGGCAAGGCTTTATAGATCGGTGACGCAAGGGGCCGCGCTTGATTCCGCAGCAGACGTAACTGATACCTATGATGCGGTGAATCTAAAGCCGCTGTCTCCGGTGGATTTGAGTGGCGACCGAAACCCAACGACTTTCGACTGGAAAATAACTGCACAAAGACGCACCCGCCATCCGGTCGAGTTGTTTTCGGGCGTCTCCGTACCGCTTGGAGAAACCGCTGAAGCCTATGAAGTAGAGCTATGGAATTCCGGTTACACAGCGCGAAAACGGCTGTTTTCAGGGCTATCAAACCTTGACGTTTCCTACCCGGCGGCGGACCAGATTACCGACTGGGGAAGCTATCCCGACACGCTCTATGTGCGGGCTTACCCGTTGTCGTCTGTAATTGGGCGCGGATATCCGTTGCAGACATCGCTTTACAGGTCGATCAAAACGGACGGTAGCGGGTATGACGACGCTGTTTTGGCCTTGTCTCCGCTTTTGTACTACAAGCTGGAAGGTAACACGACAACAGTCACCGACTCCGGGTCAGCAGCCAGCAATGCCACCGCTTCGGCGACCGGATTCACCTACCAGCAACCCGGATTGCTCACCGGCGGTACGGGTTATTCGGTCAATGTCGCCGCCCCCGGGCTGATTACGTCGCCAAGGTTGGCCGCGATGGATGGTGCCTATTCGGCGGCTGTTATTTGCAAGCCGTCCAGTTTGTCAGGGGGCCTTGGTATCTACCAGAAGGGAGATTCCTCGGTCGGGGGGCAGCAGGGGCATATTGTCAGTTTGTTGCCTAACGGGAAGATAAGTGTCTCCCTGTTCAACGGATCATGGCTAAACGCGACATCCTCCGCCTCGGCGATATCGGATAACGAGAAAGCCGTTTTCGTTTTCGTCTATGACGGCGCGACAAATTTCAAAATATTCAAAAACGGTTCGATTTTCGAGGCGCTAACCCTGCCCGCTGCCTTTGTAAGCAACACAAGGGCGCTCCATATCGCAGCCCTTTACTCCGGTGGCGTCGGTTATTCATTTGTCGGTGGGTTCGACGAATTCGCATGGTTCACCACCGCACTGACGGAACAAAACGTCAGTGATCTTTACGAGGCGTCCTGATGTCAGATTCATCTACACCATTCGGCACAATTGCAGTTGGTCAAGGCGACCAGTCGGCCAAGGCCAATGCCCTGTTCGACGCCGCTGCACCAGTTGCCATTTACGCCAAAAAATACGCCACGACAACGGGCCTTACGCTCGGCTATCACGGCGGGAAAATCTCCGTCAATGGCGTTGTCACAACCGTTGCCGATGGCACGGTAGCACTTGCTGCCTCCGTGACCAACTATGTCGAAGCCAATCCGGCAACCGGCGCAGTGACGAAGAACACGACCGCCTATACGCCGGGCTACTGGCGGATCGGGCGGGCTGTCACTGGCACAGCGTCAATCACGACTTGGTACGATGACCGCTTCCTGAATTTCGCGCAACAGACGCGGATGCTGACCCGTGCCTTCCCGACCGATGCGAACTACACCGCGCTGGCTGCCGAGGTCGATGTTGATGTCATCAATATCAGCGCCGGCACGATCACGGCAACGCGGGATTTCATCGTGCCGATTGCCTTCCCGAAGCAATGGACAGTGATCAACAACACGGCGCAGTCAGTGCGGATCATTGGGCCGACGGGGACGGGAATCACCATCGCCACGCTGAAGACGGCCATCGTCATGGCTGACGGGACGAACGTGCGACGGATAACGGCGGACGTGTAACGGTTTGAAAATCATCGCCGGCACAGACCGGGGAAGGGAATAGAAATGCCGGAAAAGATCGTTCATAACCTGACGACATGGAAGGACGATATTGAACTGGCGCTCGTTTTCTGGTTCATCGGCGCCACTATCGGCATCGGCCAGCATTTGCTATCTACAGATCGGTTTTCATGGCGCGTAGTTGTCGGGCGTGCGCTATCGACAGGAGGCCTGGCTGTCGTTGCCGGAACCATGCTTATGGTTCAGCCGAATATGTCGCCGCTTGCCCAGATGGGCATTGCTGCCGGGATAGCCAGCCTCGGCACTGCCGCGCTGGAAATGGCGTTTCTGCGTTTCGTCATCGGAAGGAAAAGCCCAGATGCCTGATTGGTTGCTACTCCTCATCACCCTGGCCGCCATCGTTGGCGCGTGCCAGTCTGCCCGCGAACGTTACCGCCACAGCAAACGCTGGAGAATCAAATGACCGACTACACGCAAACCCTGTCGCACCCCAACGTCAAGGCCTTCTTGGCGCTCATCAAATACACCGAGGGCGCCGGCTATCAGACGCTGTTCGGCGGCGAGCGATTCACGTCATTTGACGACCATCCGCGCAGGGCGATCACCCGCACGCTTGGCGGCAAGCCGATCACATCAACGGCAGCCGGTGCTTATCAGTTCCTGTCCCGAACCTGGGACGAATGCGCCAATGCCTGCGGACTGACGGATTTCTCGCCACTCGCGCAAGACATCGCCGCGCTCTACCTGATCGACCGCCGCCGCGCGCTGAATGCCGTTCTCGAAGGCGACTGGAAAACGGCATTGGAGCGCTGCAACCGCGAATGGGCTTCGCTGCCCGGTTCGCCATACGGCCAGCCGACGAAGACGCTGGAAACCTGCCTCTCATTCTTGTACGCGAACATGAAGAAGGAGGAAGCCACGGCCCCTATCCCTTTCCCCCAACAGAAACCGGAGAAACCATCATGGTTCCATTCGTTGCTGCTGCTCTTCCGGCGCTGATAAACGCCGCGCCAGCCCTGATTCGCCTGTTCGGCAAAGGGGATCAATCCGAGAAAAACGCCAAGGCCGCCGAAACCGTCGCCGCCATCGCCAAGGAAATCACCAGCCAGCCGACGGTGGAGGGCGCGGTTAATGCCATTGAATCCGACCCGGCGCAGGCGCAAGCATTCTCGCAAGCCGTTG